GCGGGTGATTGTGCCACTGTGTGGAATCTCCACATGCAGGCCGCCAATCATTGACCCATCCGGCATCATCTCCAGAATTGGACCATCTAGGTCATGCGCGCGAATCGTCGCGCCGCTCTTTAGCCACCCGCGGATCATATCCAGATACACCCCCGCGTGACTGGCTAACTTAACCTCTACGTGTTCGTTCATGTTTCGCTCCTGTTCTCTGCGTCTCCGCGTCTCTGTGGCTGAACGTTCTCACCCGGGCATGGGCGCCTGCACCTGGGCGTTGCTGGCCACACCCAGGCGGCCGGTCAGTTTGTTCTCACCCAACTGCTGCGCGCTCTGCGTCAGGTTCTTCGCGTATTGCGTCATGCGCTCGGCGAACCCCTCATCCTGCGTGAGCGCCTGCTGGATGTCCGGAGAGGATTCGATGATGGACTGCGCGAACTGCAACTTGACGGGCGCCGAGGCGTCGTTCTCCACGAGGTCCGGCAGGATGCCCGCGCGCATGTGCGCGATGTCATCCTTCACCCCGCGGCGCAACTGTTCGGTGGCCTGTTGATCCGGCAACACCAACCGCTTGGCCAGCGACGGGTTGACGGCCTCGATGGCGACGGTCATCCACTCGCCCCAGTTGAACCGCCCGGTGCGGTCCTGCTGCGCAATCTCGGCAATGACCTTGAGTTGCGCCTCCATGAACTCCGGGTTCAACGCGCGAGTGTCGAACTCCAGCAGGAAATCCAGTTCACGCCCGATGGTTTCCGGGTCGCTGGGCAGCGGCTCGGCGTCCTCGCCCACGATGCGCTGCCAGTCGGCCGCCGGCAGGTATTGCGCCGTGAGTTGGATCATCTGCTGAAAGGCCTCGCTCAACGCGCACAGGAAGCGGCTGACGATTTCCTCCAGCGTGGCAATCGCTTCGTCTGGCACGGCATCGGGCCGGCGCCTCCCCACCCGGCGGTCGAGCAGGAACGTCATCAACTCGATCAGCTTGAGGCTCTCCACCGCAGTGCCTCCGCTCACGTCCATGAACTTCGGCTCGCGCCCCTGGCTGACGGCTTTCATGCGCGCGCCGGGACCGAACTCATCCGGCTCCTGCTGCGTCTGGTAGCCCAGCGTGCCGCTCTGATACTGGATGATCGGCGGCATCGTGGTGAACGCCGTGCGGTTCGTGGTGAGGTCGATGTGCTGCTTCACCTGCGACTGCGTGGGTTGCAGGATTTCCGGCAGGGAACGGCCGCTGGTCAGTTGCTTGTCGATCACCTCGAAACGGGCCACCACCACGGGCACCTTGCCGCGGGCGTCCTCCAGCAGTTCATGGCGGCCGAACAGTTCCTCGCCTGTTTCATCGCCCGTAATCTGCGTGTGGAACACCGTCTCGTAAACGCCGGTCACACCGTCGGCATCCACCATCTTGCGGTAAGCATACACGACCTCGAACAAGAACTGTTCCTCGTCCAGCGACGTGTGTTCCTGCCAGATCAGGCCGCGCTGGCGCGCGTGCCACACACTCAGGCCGGGGCGGTCGAGCACCTGCTTGGTGAACTCCTCGTTCCAGTTCTCGGCCTTGGCGGTCTGTTCGAGCTGCGCTTGCGTCAGGTAGAACTTGAGGAACACGGGCGCGTGCTCGGTGTCACACGCCCACTCGGGCACGATGAACTCCTCCCACGGCTTGAGGGCTTCCAGTTCCGCGTGATTCGCGCACACGTAAGGCATCCGCAGTCGCGTGCGGCCATCCTCGCGCAACTCCTTCACCACGCGGCGCGCATCCGTCAACGAGAGTTTCGGCACCTCGATCTCCGCCCAGTCCGGCACCTTGGCCCGCGCGTAGGAGTCGTAGATCGCCTGCACTACGCCAGCGGCGTTGGTGGCCTGAGTCGGGTCGAGGATGGCGTCGCCCAGACCGTCCAGTGCGCCCTGGGCCGCCTGCTCGATCATCTGAATGTCTTGCAACGTGGCGGTCTGCCAGCGCCACCCGATCTCGAACCGCCAGCACACATGCAGCGCGGCCAGCGGGTAGGTCAGGTAATGGTTGGCAAACAGTTCGATCTGCGGCCACACCTTCTCGATGAGCCGCTGGCGCGTCAGGTAGTTGAGGTAACGGCGCAAGTGCGCGCCGCGCTTGGGATCGCCCCCGCCATCGGCGCGCAGGGACCGCCGGGCGGCCTGCATCAGCAGGTTCTTGAGATATTGAATCGCGTCATCCGTGACGAGCGGGCGGAAGTCGCTCGCGCCATTGAACGGGCGCACGGGGTTGCCATCGGGCGAGTTCTCGTCCCACTTGCGACCGTCGGGCGATTGACCGGGCCAGACGCAGAACCGGGCATCCTCGGCATCCTCGATGCGGTGCCAGCCGTTGCGGGTGACGGGGGTGGACTCGGTGAAAAGACGCTGAAGCGCGGCGATGGAGGCGCCGTTCTCGCTCCGCGCCAGCAGGGCGGAATCACTGTTCATTCGAGCGCAAGCGTCATAAGTTCCGGCGAGTTGTCAACTGGGTGCGGACCGAGTTGGCGTCAGTTGGCGTCAGTTGGCGGGAGAATCAGGATTCTCCACCGGCACGCGCTCCGTCTTGATCCAGTCCGGGATGGCGTGTTCCCCCAGGAAGAACTGCAACAGGTCGTGCTTGTGATACATGGGGTGAGGCAGCTTCACGCCAGGCCGGGGCGACTTGCGCACCAACCGCAGCCGGCCCGAGGCGACCTCACTGTCGAAGTCGTGCGCGTTGAGGCCCGTCCACTCCATCATGGTGGGGCGATCCAGCAACAGCGGCAGGCTGTGCCAGCGTTCCAGCGTCTTGGCGCTCATCAATTGCGGCAGGTGCATCTCCAGCCGCTTCATGCTGCGCGCCAGCGCGTCCAGTGTGTTCGTGTCATTCATTCGTTGGTTCCTTCTGGTTGTTCCTCTGTGGATTCAATGGCTCCCTCCCCCGCCCACCCAGCGGCCCACGCCGCCATCGGTGGCAAGATAATGCAGGCCCGTCTTGGCTCCGGCCTTCAGGCAGTCGATGGGGTCTTTGCTGGCGGACTTCTCGTCCATCGCGCCGCTGCGCTTGCGGCCGGTGAACGTCCTCATGCACCAGATGGTGTTCTGGCAGCCGACCCGTAGGAGCGGATGCACCTGCTCCCGCTTGGCCTCGTCGCGCACGCCGCCGTTGATGTAGAAGCGCGGGCAGTTCAGCGGCGAGAGCGGCTCCTGCGGATTCCAGCCGTCCGTCAGCCAGCCGTTGATGAACTCGTTCCCCACGTCGATGCCCGCCGCGCTGGCGCCCTCGAACACAAGTCCGGGGGCGATCTCCCGCTTGTCGCGCGTCACGGGTTGCAGCATGTGGTCGATGTAGGTGAGCGCATCGCCCTCCTCCGCGCTGGGCACACGCCACGACGCGGCGCGTGGATCAAACAGCCGGCGCATCGTGTTGACCGCCTGCGGCCCCGGATGCCACACGCCGTCCTTGTCCGGCGCCCAGCCTTCCCGCGCGAGGATCAGCAGCTTGTAACCGCCGAACCCGCCCGGGCCACACGCGAACGCGCCTTCGCCCGGCTTGCCATCCGGCTCCGTGCCGGGCACCGCCCATTCGCCCACGTCGATGTCCGGCCACTCGGCCAGCACCCACACGCGGCCCTCGCGGTCCACGCCCACCCAGAGCATGAACCAGTTGCGAGGCGGCGGGCACGGGTCCACCAGTTGATAGATCGTCAACTCGGTCAACGGCGGCACGTTCTCCGCCGGCACGATGTGATGATCCGCGAACTGAAGCGCGGGCCGAATCTTGCGGCTGGTCCAGCCCCATAACCGTTCCAGCACATGATCCGTGGGTTTGCCACTGACGCTCTCGATGATCGCGGCGACATCTGTGTAAGGGTTGAACATCGTGGGCAACACCACGGCGAAGCGCCGGCCGGCGCCGCCGGCGCTCTCGATCACCAGCGGCACATGCCCCGGCGGACAGCCCTCCACCAGCACCTTGTCCTCCGGCAGCAACCACCGCCCCCACGACCACGTTTGCCGCACCCAATCCCACACCACGTCCCGCGCCGGGATCGTCTCCAGGATGCGCCCGCCGTGCGTGTATTGCGCCACGGTATCCGTGTAACCATGCACCGGAGTAAAGCCGCCCACGAGGAACCCGCCCACCTTGTGAACGCGGAAGCGCAGCGTGACGATCAGGTCGCTCGGCGCCTCCTCGTCCCACGAGAGCACATGACACTCGCCGCCCTCGACACTCTTGGGGTCTTGCTCCCAGGACTTGTAAGTGGGGAACAACGCGGCCGAATGCCACGGCAGGATGAAGATGCCTTCACTGAACCCCGTGCTCTCCTTGTAACTGATCTTGGTCACCTGCCCCTGTGACTTCACCTGACGCAACTCGGGGCGCAGGTAACGGAACATGGCGCGCTGGATGTAACGCACGCTGGTGGCCTCGTTCTGCGAGAAGCAGCGGGCTTCGCGGTTGCTCTGGCCGTCCAACACCTCCATCACGAGCTTGGCCTGCAACTCCGTCTTGCCGCTGCCGTTGCCGCCGAGCATCACGAGATCGTTGGCCGAGCGGGATTGTTTCCAGTTGGCCACGCGGGCGGTGCCCATCATGCCCGGCTGATACTCGCCCTTGAGCAAGGCGCGCACGATCTTGAGCGGGGGCTGCTCCCAACCGTAGTGCAGCGGGTTGTGTTGCTGCCGCTGGATGCCGCGCTCGCGCTTGGCGTGCGCCTCATGCACCCAACTGAGACCGCGCTGGATCGTGGCGGCCTCCAAGTCGGCCAGCGTGGGCAGTGCCCACGTCG